TTTAGACTGCGTTTCGCTATGAATTTGATTAAATGTTTTGTTTTTGATAATATTAAAATTTATTTTTTGTAAATAAATTACAAGGTCTGTTATGTTGTTTTCATCATTACAATAATGACAAAATAGATTAAGTTTATATCTATTTGAAATTTCATTTTTATCTCTTTCAGTAATTTTTATTCTTTCATTTATCATTTCTGTAATATTTGAAATACATAAAATATTGTTTTTAATATCTGTTATAAATTTTTCATAACTTTCTTGTGTTGAAAATAAATTGCTATTACAAAAATTTAAAACAATAAATTTACCAATAAGATGATTATTTGTGTCATCATTGATTAATTCTAAAAAATTATTTAATTTTTTGCTACAAGAAATATTTCCAGATAAAGACACAACTTCATAATTTATTTTAGTTATTTCTTTTTTATTATAATGAGATATTATAACCTTAGTTAAACCACTATTTTCAATAAAACTTTCATTTTCATCACCACTCAAATATTTTTCTTGATACAAATGTATTTCTGTATTTCCATTAATATCAGTTATAGAAATGTCTATGTCTTCCAAATTTTCTTCGCAAAATGATATAGAATTTAATTGTTCGTTATTTGAGGAATAATATTCACAAAATATTAGATGTAGCAATCTTGCTCGTTGGTATGTATAACCTTTATAACTTGAAGAAGCACTTCTTGACATAATAATTATATAATGTAGATTTTATATATTAATTAATTTATAAATATATTAATTTATTGGAAAACTACTTAAAATAAAAATATTAAGGAATATTATAAGGGATGGAAATAAAAGAAAAACCACCTGATGACTTTTTTAAAGGAATTAAAACATCCTTAAAAAGTGTCTTGAAACATCCTGACATTAATTTACCGAAAATTACTAATGCTGTCATTAAGTGTAATAAAATTGTTATTCAAACAATGATGTTTATGAAACTTTTTTTATTAGACCATTATGATAAGAATAATTCATTACCAGTTATTAATGATGAATTCATTAACTCTTGTATGAAAATTTTATGTAATGAAAAAGCATCTGGAAGACCACCAAAAAAGGAAATCAAAGAACTAAAAGACAAACTAACTGCTTTTTACAAAACAGATTTTCAACCGCTTATTCAAAATGAAAACTTGGATTATACACATATGAATACCATTTTAGATTATTTAACTATTGATATTCTTACGATGTATGAGAATAATATTAAATTACATTATGTAGAGTATGTTGAACGATATGTAAATGTAGTTTGGAAAAAGAAATTTATTATAAATAAAATAAGAAAGTTAAATATTACGCAAAAAGCAAAAGAACAAAGAATTAATAATTTATGTAATCAATTACGCAAAATTAAAAATGATTTACTGAATGTTGAAACAACTAATTACAAATCTAATACTATGTATCATACTTGGATTAACCAACACAAACAATTCATTACACCTAATAAACAAATTTATAAAAAGAATAATATTGTTTATGACTTAATGTGTAGTCATATGGATTATTTTCCTTGTATGATTTTTATGATGAAACAAATTGAAAAAGAAGAACAAACAATTTATAATGTTTTTCCTATGAGAAATGAAGTTATACCAAAACACATAAGATTAGATACAACTACATTAGTTCATTTGCTTATGACAAAGAAACAAGGAAATAAAAGTGAATATTTGACAAAAGGTAATTTGAAACGCAAAGAAGATAAAATATGGGAGTTCTTTTTTAGAACTGAACGAAAGTTTTTCAAGAAGAAGTATTATGAATTTCACCATATGATAGAAACAGATGGAGTAAGTTGTTCTTTGTTATTATTGCGAAAAGATTTAGTTGGTAAGAAATTACCGATGATGAAAAAAGGTTTATCAAATGAAACATATATTGATGAATTACATGATTATTCTTCTTTACAAAATAAAAAAATAGTGGGGATTGACCCTGGTAAGAATGACCTTATTTATTGTGTAGATAATTCAAATAAAGAAGCAAATAAGTTTCGTTATTCACAAGACCAACGAAGAAAAGAAACAAAGAAAAAGAAGTTTTCAAAAATACAACTGGAATTGAAGGAAGAAAAAATACAGGGCAAAACGATTATAGAATGGGAAACTGAAATATCTAAATTCAATCGTAAATCACTTAATATACCAAAATTTAAGGAATACATTAAAAAGAAGAGTGAAATAAATGGAATGTTATTTACATTTTATGAAAAATACATTTTTAGGAAATTGCGCTTACAAAGTTATAGAAACACAAAAAGAAGCGAACAAAAAATGTTAAATAACTTCAAACGAATATTTGGAAATGAAAAAAATGTAATTATTTGCTTTGGCGATTACGAACAAAAACAACAAATGAAATATAAGGAAGCAACAAAAGGAAAAGGAATGAGAACCTTATTTATAAAAGCAGGTTTTCAAACTTATTTGGTTGATGAATTTAGAACAAGTTGTATGTGTTCAAAATGTGAAATAGGTATTTGTAAAAAAACTATGGTTAGAAAAAATCCAAGACCATATAGAAGCGGTAATGCCTTAATCCATGGACTGATTTGTTGTAAGAACGGATGCGGTTATTGGAATAGAGATGTGAATGGAGCTACAAATATTTACAAAATTGCTTATAATGCGATAAATAATAAAGAAAGACCAAATTATTTATCAAGAAGCAAGAACAACTCAGGGTTTTTAGAAGAATTCCCAAAACCAAAATTTACACGCTCTGCGAAGGGCAAACCTTGTTAATTTTTTTGGCATTAAGCGTGCCATTTTAAATCTTCAAGGGTGTAAAGAGATAATTAGCAATAAACCTCCATCAGATATGCCACCAGATGTAAAATACGCATATAACACGTTTATTAAGGCATCTATACATTACTTCAAAGTAGCAGACAACAATGACTTGTTACAAGAGGAATATAAAGACGTCGATTATTATCTACAGGAATGTAGTGAACATGCTACGCTTTTGACAGAAAATTCTACCGTCCATGATGAAGCAAATAAACTTTTAATGCGTTCTGTTAAAATGGACGTACCAACTTTAGATAAATATGTTAAACGAACTTCTGTCAAAAAAGATAACAATATTATTTTACCAAAATCTAGAGAAGTTGATATTATGAATCCGGAATTAAAAAATAAAGGATTAAAAAAGAATAATATCAGTAATTTATATGAAGACAATAACTCGAAATAGAAAAATCAAGAACATAACAAAAAAGAATAGAAGAAGAAACCATTCAGCTAAAAATCGAGTTAAATATGGTTCCGGAAAACCGTCTACTCATAAAAAAATTAATTGTAGTCCTAAACCCAAGGATAAGTTGAATAATTATACTTGTTATACTAATGACGCATTAATTTATTTAAGAGACCATTGGAACGCACGACATCCTGATGTTAAAATTGAAACCAACTCTCCTAAAGAAATCCATAGACAACTTAGTGAACATCTTAGAGATGCATGTAATAACGAAGCTTGTTGGCTTAAACAGAAAGGATCTTTTGGACATCTTGAAAACGATTTAGCCGATTCATTTGCACCTGAATCACCTCCTGAATGGAAGAAAAATCCCAATGAATGGTTATCAAGTGTTGATATTATGAAAGTTATGAAGCAATATGAGAAGGCTTATAAACATTTTGACTTTATGGGACCTACTCCTATAAATTTTGACTCTAGAAAATTATACGGTGAATGCGTTTGGGAAGAACTCTGTAAATTTGATTTAGAAAAGCTTATCAAAAAGAGTAAGACAATGATAGGCATTATTTTTAATACTGACCCTGATAATAAACCTGGACAACACTGGATATCTATGTTCGTAAATATCAAAAAGAAGACCATATTTTTCTTTGATAGCACTGGGGATGAAGCACCACACGAAGTAATGGAACTTGTTAAACGAATTCAAAAACAAGGACTAGCCCTTAAACGACCAATTCAATTTAAATTTGATAGTAATAAAGGAGTGGAGCATCAATATGGTAATACTGAATGTGGCATTTATTCTATTTATTTCATCATCCATATGTTAGAAAATAAGATGACTGAACATTATCTTAAAACTCACATACTTAAAGATGAATATATGGAAAAATTTAGAAAAATATATTTCAATGATTCGTTATAAAAACATATAAAAATACAATTGTATTATTATATATTTCAATGTCTGCTCGTCAATTTATTCAAAAAGATAATGTTGCAATGTTATGGGAAGTTATTAGTGATGAGGAAATTTTTAAATTTTTAACAAGAGATGTACAAGCAAAAGTATATCAATTATTTTTAAATAACATTCAAGGGTTTTTTGACAACGAGAAGATGACAAATTCCCTCGTCGATATAAATAAAAAATATATTTTGCTTATTCTCAATCATATTAAAAGAAATTTTAATATACAACCAAATAAAATTACAATACATCAAGAACCTGTTAAAGAGTCAATTACATACGAAGAGATACAAAACGATAGACGAAGTAAATTTGACAGAGATTTCAATCGACGACAAGAAGAATTTGAAGATTCTATGACTATTAAAGCTCCGCCTGTTCCTGAATTTGCCGATAAAGAAACTGACAGACCCATTAAAGAAATGGATAAAATCTTAAAAGAAATGCAATCACAACGCAATTATGAAATTGAACAAATAAACAGAAATCAAAATTCCGCTGTACAAGTTGATAACTGGCTTAAACCTCAAGAAACTTCACTGAAAACTGAAAAATTTACTCCTGTTGAACAAAATCAGACCTATAGTAGATTTAAATTTTTAGACCAAGAGTCTCAAGAAGGAGTAAAAGATAAAAAAAATGTATCGTTTAGTAATATAAATGAAATACAAACATTTAATATTGAAGATGAAGAAGATGATAATATATTTTCAAAACTCAAGAAGATACGTGAAAATAAAAAAGATGAAAAGAAAGAAAATATAACTCTTCAAATACATGACACGACTGTATTTGAAAATAATGAAGATAGGCTTATTAAATTAGAGAGAGAAGTTATAAATATTAATTCAAAAATAGATAAGATATTGGAATTATTAAATAGACAAATTTA